TGAAAGAAACTTCAAACAAGAGCTCGTTCACTCCTGTTACTATGATATGGAGAATGGATACGACAGCGAAACAATTGATTATGATTGTCTGATTGGTATTATCACTGAATTGTGTGATAGAATAGAGCAGTTGGAAAAGGACAACGAGCTCCTGAAATCTTATGCTTGGGAACAATGACTGAATACAATCTACCAGAAAAAGATGATGCTCCCTGGTTAAACACTACTTATGATGGATTTATGACCCACGAAGAAATGCTTGAAGTTGCCGCACAACGAGAAGCAGCAAATGAAGTGATTGTTGCTAAGGTATCTGAGGAAGACTATCAGAAAGTTCAGAAAGAAGTGGCAAACAAAAAAGCATGGGAAGCAGTAAAAAAACTGTATGATGAGAATGGTGATGCTCTCCAACAACTTGCTGATATCGAAAAGGAGGAACGAATGGATGCTGTGAGAACTGCTATTGCTGGTATTGATAAGTATTCTGATGCTCTCAAAGAACTTAATGAAACTGAAAAAGTAGAACTGCGAGCAGAGTTAGAAGCAAAGAAGAAAGAAAACTTTCAACTGGTTGCTGATGCTTGTATGAAAGAATATGAGCAGAAGTATCATCGTGATGTATTCCCTGTGGATGAACACTGGGTTTATATGGTTTCTGAATACTTTGGCACAGGTGAAGGTCAAACCGTGTGTATTATGATGACACAGGCAAATCCTGGTCATCCTGAAGATTTTGAAACATCTACCAATAAGTATGTTGCTTGCACCACTAAACAGTATCGTGCTGTGAGAGCATTCCATGAGCAGTTTGGCACTTGGCATCTTCATGGTCTCAGATTTCTCAGTAAAGAAGATTTCTTCAGCGAATATTCATACTACATTCCTCCAGCGATGATGAAACTCCTCAATAGAAGTTGCTTCAAAGACTTCTACACTCGTGTTCACTACAACTTCTCATGACTAAACTTTCTCCAAAAGCAAAGGCAATTATGGATGTTTTTGATAATGAATATTATCATAAAGCAAAATTACGACAAGTTGCTATTGCTTCTACTCTTCGTGAGTTGATTAAAGAACTCAAGTATATTGGTATTACTGAAAAGAACATTCTTGAAATTGTTGATGAACTGGAGGCATTATGACTGATAAAGAGCTCTACAACCCTGATGAGTTTCTACTGGATAACATCAAAGGGTATCACTATGAGGTGATGGATGAAGGACATCATGTGTGGATGGCTTTCTATTTTGAGAATGGTAACACAGGGCACTTGAATGTCTTTCTGAATGATGGTAAGATTAACACACGTTATGAAGAGTGGGTGAATGACTTACAAACTTGATGAAAACGCCAAAGCATTCTCTTATACCAAAGAAGAATTGTTTGATTGCATTACCCGTATTGTTGCACACCCACACACTGCCATTACACATCACGATAAAACTCGTGCTATGGCAATATTTCTTACGTTTGCCGATTATCTTGGAAACTATACTGAAAGCGACAACAACTTCGGTCATGTTATCTACGAATCAGATTCTACCGATTTTGAGGGACATGTTCTACAGTTGTTGGGTAAGAATAAGCCGATGGATTTTTATCAACCTGATGTTGATGAGTTACTGAAATGAAAGAGTGGTTTGAAGATGCTTGGTGGTCTTGGACTAATTGTATTAACTTTCGACTCGTCAAGTATGGTGACGAGATAGATCGTTTTGCCTTCTTTGAAGAATTAAACAACGGTTGGTATCACATGTATATCTACCCTTATGATGACTGGTATCATCCGACTATCTCACAAGAACGAAAAAAGTTTTTAGGCCAAACACCATGACTACTAGAGCGTTACAAATCCTGGAATGTACGATGGAACTTTCTATGCGTCCTAAAAGTGGCGATAGACAAAAGTTGATTGCTCGTGTAATTCGTGAGGTTGCTGATAGATTATGTACCGATTGGGGAGAACTTGAAGACCCTATTGAGATTTTGCGTGAAATTGCTGATGAGGTGGAGGCACTCTAATGTTTGAAACTGAAACAACTTGGTGGTTTGAAAAACAAGACCGCAAAACTTGGTTACATCGTGCTCAATCAAAACTTGAAGAAGTTGTAGAACGACATGATGATGATATTGAACAAATTGAGAAAAGACTTCGTTATTTGGAGGATAATTTATCGTGACTGAAGAACAAAAAACACTTCTTGAAATGGTTGCAGAGGAACTCGGTGGAAAACTTTACACGGTTCTAGTGGCTGATAAGTACAAAGAACACAAAGAAATTGTAATTAGATATGATGAACAAAAACGATAAGAACCTAGAAGTTAGACTTTATTATTCTTACAAATAAAAAGTTAGATGTTGCAAAAGTTTTCAAAATGTTACAAGACAAGTCAGCTTCAGATCCAAAATATGTTACAATGTTTAAGGAATGGAGATATTAAGAATGAATGTAACTGAATACAATGTAACTGACTGGCAACTAACTCAAGATGAGTTTGCTGATGTGATTCATCTTGTAAAGAATGAAATGCAAAAACATTCTGATGATAAGTTCAAAGAACTTTATTATGGTTTGATTGCAGGAAAACTATTAATTATGAAGAATGAAACGCAACCGTTCTCAAATAACTGAATTTTATAAAGTTGGTTATATTCTAGACGAAGAACAAAAATGGGCTTGTTATTTTGACTTTAATTGTGCTCAAGAAGCTATGATGAAGATGATTCGACTCGGTATAAATGTGACTGGAATGGAAACACAAATGATGGTGTGACAGTCTGTTGGCTGTCCACTAACCACGCCGAAGGGGCTCAGATCTTGGTATCTTAGCCATGTTGAGACACGGATGTGGTCTTGACGCAACACAAACCCCTTTCAAGTAACTTCAAGACAACATGGCGACTCGTTCTCGCATTGGTGTTCAACTCAAGAATGGCTCTGTCCTTTCTGTGTATTGTCACTGGGATGGCTATCCGGAGTGGAATGGTAAGAAACTGAAAGAATACTTCAACACTCGGCAGAAAGCTGCGGAATTGGTTGATGGTGGAGACATCAGTGCTCTGTGGACTGATAAAGATTGGGATGGTAAAGAACAAGAGTTCGGTACTCTTTACTACGAAGGTCGTGGTGATGTAGACACTGAACCCAATTTGAGTGAATCTTTCCAAGACTTTATCAAGTCCGTGAATGATTCTTGGGCGGATTATGCTTACCTCTTTGCCGATGGTGAGTGGAAGTGTTATACTCCTAAAGGTAATGAAGAAAAAATCCCTGCCTGATATGGAAAACCTCATTCAAGTGAAGTATTACTTCAAGGAACATCCCAACACTACTCTCTCGGTGTTCCTTAAGACTAAAGAACAAGTTGAGGCTTTCAAGGCTAAACATCCCGACTATGTTTATGTGGAGGCTAAATGATTTACGTTGTTGAACTTTATGTTGGCGGCACTGTCTTCAAAGAAGAAGTGATTGCTACTAATCCTAAAGATGCCCGCGAAACTGCTCTTGCTCGTAATCCCAAAGCAAAAGTTGTTGGTGTTAACGTTAAATTCTGAAAATTATTATGACTAAACAAAACGGATTTATTGACCCTGCTGTTGCTGCTATTGCTGTCGGTGTGGTTGTGATTGGTGGTCTCATCTTCATTGGTGGCCCACAATATAATGTGTGGCAACAATCTCTTGCTGGTAAGGCGGAACTGCAGAAAGCAGAATACACACGTCAGGTTGCTGTTCTTGAAGCACAAGCAAAGAAAGATAGTGCTCAACAACTTGCTGATGCTGAAATCATTCGTGCTACTGGTGTTGCTAAAGCAAACCAAATCATCGGTGATAGTCTGAAAGATAACCGTGAGTATCTTCAGTACCTGTATATCACTGGTATTGAAGATGGTGCCAAGAATGGTAACGTGACCATCTATGTTCCCACCGAAGGTGGTATGCCAGTTCCTACTCTTCAAATGAATAAGTGATGAAACATCTGTTGATTCTTGTGTCTCTGTTGGTAACTTCTCCTGCATTTGCACAAACAAAAGAAGTCACTAAACAGAAAGTATATCGTCCTTTTACATACGAAACTGCATGTGCATTGGAAACTCCTCAAGAGTTTCAAGTAGATACATGTAAAGTTGTGGAAACTAGGGAGTCTACTGGTGCTCTTCGCACTCGTAATATCTTCTCTAATCGTTTCCGTCTTACCATCAAATCTCGTTTTGATAAAGAAAAGGGATTTGTAACTTGGGATTCTCACAATAAGTTTGAGTACAAGTTTGAATATAAAGTTGGTGGTGTAGATGGCCTTGGTGCCTGGTCTTATGTAATGCCAGGATTCTTACTTGAGAATGTCTCATGGGACTGATAAGGATCTTTGATCAATCAGCCCTTGACTTTCTTCCGTTTTTTTCTTATTGTACTTTTGTTCAACTGATTCACACATGAACGACGATTTCAATTTTGATTCCTTTGATGAAGGTGATCTCTATGAATCCTTGATGGAATCTAATCCAGAAGATTGGCTTCCTGATGCTGGTATCCGAGAAGAGTTTGATTCTGAAACTCTTGCCCTTCTACGGAACTTTTAGTATAATAAAATGGGTAAGTAGGTGAGTGTTAATGAAGGTTGTTGAAAGACACCGATACGAAAACGGAGAAATCTTTGAGACTAGATCTCTGAGGTTTCTCCCTTTTTATTACTCGGAAGAGATTGCTGAATCTCTGATGAAGATCATTCGTAATCAACTTACACCTGACTTGCTGACTAAAAAGTATCGCAAGGAGAATGAAACAAACCCAATGTACGGGCATTGTTATCATTCAACTCAAGCCCTATTTTATCTCATGGAACCTCACGATTTGATTCCAATGAGTGGAATAGATTACAGAGGTGATACACACTGGTGGTTGTATGATGACCGAGGAGTTATCTATGACACAACCGCAGATCAGTATTACTCTGTGGGACAAGTTCCCCCACATGCTGTTGGAAAGAAAACAGCTTGGTATGGTTGGAAACAACGACCACACCAAAGATCTCTCACTTTAATCATGAGAGTTCTTGATGCTTGTAACATTGAGTATTGTTACGAAACCATCAAACCTCAGACGGGGGGCTTGACATAGTTCTTTGTCTGATCTATACTCAAAACATCAAAGACACGGACACAATCCCAACTCTTAATTGAGACGGTCAAAACTCCAAGTCCTAGATGCAAACCTTACAAACAAAAACCATGAAAACTAACACCAAAACGTACACTCTGACTGTATCTCAACTGGCTTCTCTACAAAAGGACACCAAGATTTATCTTGATGAAGCCTTCCAGTCCAATACACGTTGGAATACTGCAATGAATCAAGCATACATTAAGTCTGTGCTTGAAGGTAAAGCAATTACCCCCATTACTTTAGGTAAAATCTCTGATCTTTTGAGTTCTATTGAACTTCATTATGGTCCTACTCATTCTGACTATCAATTTTTTAGGGATCTTCTAGATCAAGATTTCATCTATATCACGATTGATGGAAATAATCGTGATAACTGCATCTGCAAGTTCCTGAACAATGAGTTTCCCCTCTCTGAAGGGAAATACTATATTGAACACAATAACATTGTGTACTTTGAAGCGACTAAGAACAACAAGTATTTCAAAGATCTAGATGCAGAAGTTCGCAACTACATTGAGAACATTTCTCTGAACACTCTTGTAGTTTTGCAATCTGATCGTAAGGGTCTTGCTGAACTGTTCAGTAACATTAATGAGGGTCTTCCCCTTAATAATCAAGAGAAACGCAACGCTACTCCTTGTCGTTTCGGTGCTCTTGTTAGGAATCTTGTTCAAAGTCACTTGAATGGATTTTCTATGTTGTATAGTTCTAAGAACATCAATCGTCGTTATCCCGATGAATTGGTTGTGACAATTTCCACAATCGTTGCTCATGGGATAAAGAATCTGGATAAGAATACTCTAGATGCTGCTTATGGTGATTCTACGGTTGAGGTTATTTCTTTCAACAAAACCGCAACTATTGTTGAACAACTTTCTAAGATTGTTGTCAACTATGGTGCTGCTGGATTTGATGTTGGTGGTAAGAAAAACTCTAACCTGATTGACTTTGCAATGTTGTTGAACTATCTCAACAATAACTCGATTGTCATCGAAGATTACGAAGCTTTCTACAACTGGTTCACTGAAAGTCAGGGAGAACGAATTGAAGATCCTACCATTCTCTACTATGGTAAAAAGGGTAATAATCCTCGTAGTTATGCTGGTCTTCTCCGTGGATCTTCTTCCAATTTCCTTCAAATCCGACTCAGTAAGTTGGTTGATTCCATCTCTTCTACACCAGACAACGTTCTGACCTTCCGTGACAAAGATCGCAAGTATGATCCTAAGATTCGATTCTCTCTTTGGAAATCTCAGGGTGGGCGATGTGCATTGACTGGTGAACCTATTGATGCACGTCACATCTACGATGGATCTGTGACTCATATCGACCATAAAGATCCTTGGTCGAAAGGTGGACAAACTACAGTTGAAAATGCACAACTGGTATTTGCAAATGCAAATCTCCGTAAAGGTGCTCAACTCGTAGAAGTTCCCTCTCTTTGAGAACTTATCTAATCCATAAGGATCTCTGATCAATGGCCCTCTTGCCCCGCAACGGGTAAGAGGGTATTCTAGCTATGTTGAAACGCAATTCAATGAATCTCCGACCACACCAAGAACGTGCAGTTGAGGTAATGCAACTGCATAAAAAGGGTCAAATCATTGTTCCCACTGGTGGTGGTAAAACAATGAAGATGATCAAAGACGCAATGATTCAATTCCAGGAACAGAAATGATCGAAATGCAATCACAAACTGAAAAAACGATTGTTGTTGTTGCTCCTCGTATTCTTCTCGCAGAACAACTTTGTTCCGAGTTTCTGGAGTTTATCACCAACGCAAGTGTGATGCACGTTCACAGTGGTGAAACTCATCACTTTTCGACTACCAAACCCCAAGAGATTTCTAACTGGTGGGTGAATACTCGTGGTCACAAACTAATCTTCACCACTTACAACTCTCTGGAGAGGTTGCAACAATCTCGCATCAAGGTTGACACCATTTACTTTGACGAAGCTCACAACTCCGTCAAACGCAACTTCTTCCCTGCAACTGAATACTTCAGTCAGGAAGCTGACCGTTGTTACTTCTTCACTGCGACTCCCAAACATTCACTCGCAGTTGGTAAGCCTGGGATGAATGATGTAGAAGTTTATGGCCAAGTCATTTGTAATGTTCCTGCACCTGAACTTGTCGAAGGTGGTTACATCCTGCCTCCGAAAGTTATCGCAAAACAACTTCCGATGGTAAAGTCTGGTAAGATTCCTGCAGATCGTGACTGTGAGAATCTGATTGAGACTCTGGATGAATGTGGTAAGGGTAAAGTGTTGATCTGTGCGAAAGCTACCAAACAGATCTCTGCACTGATGTCTGAGACTGACTTCATTCAACAACTGCAAGATCGCGGATTCTCTTACCTCTACATCACCGCAAAGACTGGTGCAATTATTGATGGTAAGAAGGTGAATCGTGAGGTGTTCTTTGATACTCTCTCTGCATGGGGTAAGGATGACTCTAAGAAGTTCGTTGTTCTCCACCACTCCATCCTTTCTGAGGGTATCAATGTGTCAGGTCTGGAAGGTGTCATCTTTATGCGTTCGATGGACTACATTGGTATCTCCCAAACCATCGGCCGTGTGATTCGGATGCACCATGATGATGCAGCTCGCATCCATAGTGGTGAACTTGTCCCTGGTGATGTTGACAACTATACCAAATCTTTCGGTCTAGTTGTTGTTCCTGTCTTCAACAAAGTTGGGATCTCTACTCACCAGAAGATCCAAGCTGTGGTGGATACGATCTTCCAAAAAGGAATGCCCGCTATTTCTGTCGTAAAACGATGATGGAAAAGTGGGAAGTCTACGCTGAAGGCACCTTCAACAATATGAGGGCCAATGCACACAACTGGGAACGATCTTTCGATGACAAACGAAAGATCTCCCGTGATTTTTACTACGGGGTTTTTGATGCAGGAAATCCCAACCCTACGAACCTGATCAGTGAACAAGCTTTGGAGAATCAACTCTCCAAACAATACAGGCTAAATACTCTGGATCACTACCACTCTCCACAATTTGTTGGTCGAATGATTATGGAGAATCGAGACAAATATCTAGAGGATTATGAAGAGTTCAAGAAGATCTTTCTGGTCTGCACACAACAAATTGTTGTGACCAAAAAGGAGAATGAATCTCTGTCATTCTTGACTGCACCTGACAAAGAAGATTATAAGGTTCTTGTACCTACCAATCTCAAGTACAACCATCTTGGTATCAGATTGTATCAGAGACAAGAGGGTAAAACTAGGTGGAAAAACTCCGATCCAATTGATTCCAACATTCTGGAGATTCCTGAAGATCTGTTAGAATATGAGAAAAAGTATCTAGTAACGTAATGAACTACAAGTTTATACCAGATAAGTACCAACTATGTAAAAATGTAACTTGGGAAGATGTAATCAATAAAATGGATGTGGAGATCTACAATCAATCACACAAATTGATTGTAGACTATGGAATCGCTCCAACAATTATCTTACATGAAGACTATTATCCAGGATCTATTTCATCTGCATTTAACGAAGTCCAGCAAGATCTAAATATTGAAGTTCTTCACATTTATACTTCTCTTGGTAGAAATGCCAAGACTTTTGGTAGACATTGTGATACAATGGATGTAGTAATTGTTCAATCCATAGGGAGAATCTATTACGATTTTGATTGTGGATCTAGGGTAGAACTTAATCCAGGAGATGCACTCCACATTCCGAAAGGAATCTATCATAACCCCATTGTTTTTGAACCTAGAGTTACCCTGAGCTTTTCTTGGACATGACCGCAGACTATAATGATTACATGTTTTATGTACCAATTTATCACTACGCAGTGAGAGATTGGGAAAACAAAAAAACTTCTTTGATAGAATTGTATAACAAGATTGATAGAAATCTAGAAAGAAAAGATGATAACAATGTGATTACAAATTACCATAAGGATTCACTTTCTATGATAGAAAGTATCTCAGAAATTTTTACTGATGAGATCAATTTGTTTTGTGGTAAAGTTCAATCTCGATTCAAATTAGCTTGTGCATGGTTTGAATTGACTGATAAACATGCTTATCACTCAATGCACAATCATGGATGTACGGGATACAGTTCGGTGTGTTACATCAAATACAATAGTGATGAACATAAACCCACACATTTTATGTCTCCTTTTCCAAACTTTTTAACTGGTCTTCAACTAACTTATACTCCAGAAGTTGATGAAGGCTCAATTATATTTTTTCCATCATATATCAGTCACTTTACTGAACCTAATTTGTCTGATGAGAATAGACTAATCGTATCTTTTAATCTACAATCAGTTTGAGATGATGTACCCCAACACAAGTATTCTTGATCCCGACAATGGCCCTACTGGATTTACCACTCCAGACTTCCAATTTGCTGCTATTCCATTTGGAAAAGAATACATGATCATTGCAGATGGCCAACAACTTGAAGTAGTCAAAACAAGACAACTTGCAGAGATTCGGCTTGAACAATTAAAAAACTCGCATCGGACTCTGAAGAAGGGTACTAAGACCCCTGCACCACCAAAATCACAAAAAAAGGCGAAAACGTCTAGTGGCCGCAAGGGGTCTCAGGGACCAAAGCCAAAGGCCACCAAGGGTTCTACCAAGTCTCCTAAATCTAAGAGTGTGACAGTCAAGAAACCGTACACTCTTCATCCAAATCCATTGATGGATGCACTACTCTAGCTATAGTTCAGAAAAATGTCTATCGAAGAAAAACTCTTATCTTTGGGATTTGCATACAATGCAAAGGGGAATGTTCTATCAAAACGTGTCTTACGAAAAAGTCAAATCCCCATAGGTTGTTTCTTCAAATCCTTAGAAACTGGTGTTGAGTTTTACTCTCAAAATCCAGAAGATGATACTAAGTGGGATCATCTTATTATGACAAGAGATTTTGAAGAAGTTCTACTTGACGAAACTGTTACTGCACAATCAATTCTTGAATTATGACCACAAAAACTAAAATGAAACGAGTTTGTGTTACTCCTCTCTCTAGTAAGGCTAAAAACCGATTCCATAACATTATGGATCAGTTTCATACCTGTACTGTTGAACAAGAGAAGACTATTGATGGAGTTCCACATTTGTTTCTAGTTTCGATGAATGGTCAATACTGTTTCTGGGTTCCGAATAAAGGTAACGAACACTGGAAAGTTGAAAAGTGACAGTCGAACTTTTTCATAAAGCTCCTAATGGTTATCATTATGAACAAGAAAAAGATTTCAAGAGAAATGTTACTGCTATCTGGTTACATCATCATAGGAAGTATGACTTTAATCTTGGAAAACCAGTTAAAACCATCTGGGGATTCTACAATACAAAAACCAGACAATTCCACGCACCAGTTAATAGTCAGACAGTGGGAAGTGTAGTTGAGATTGAAAATACTACCCCATATACGGCTATGCCTATCAAAATAACTCCACTTGAAGCTGCATTTGCATGATTAAAAGTAAGAAAGAACTTATCAGGTATCTTGAAAACTACCATGAATCGAGATGTAGTGATCTTGCATCTGAAGGTAGAGAAAAAGATGCAATGTCCATCTACAGTGAAATTATTGTAGATGAAGAAGATCCAGATTCCTATTTGTTTATTTCCCTCCACAAAGTATTATGAAGTACAAAGTTGATTGGACCTCTCCAACTCAGGGTGTTCGCTCTACTACAGTTGACGCACTGACTTTGAACACGGCTCGAGAACAAGTTGAGTCAATGTATAGGGATCTTAAAGGATTCAAAGTAGTTTGCATTTCTCCTGTTTTCGAGAAAAAGGAATACGAAGAACCTGAGACTTACTCTACATCCAGTCAATCAGATAATCGTAGTTCTGATCCTGATGATTTTAATTTGAGTACGATTGTAGGAACTGCGGGCATTTGTATTGGTGCATTTATCGCACTTATTGGGTTGTTTAGTCTTCCTTCTGGTATCATCGCTCTAGTTATTGGTGGACTCATTGGCTGGGGTGGTATGCAACTCGGCTTCTGGATTAGTGACAGAGGTTGGTGATGGATTACATTACTCCAACGCATCAAGAAATTCTTGACGTATTAAATAGAGTCAACATTCAAATCATTGTTGACAACCATCCTATCTGTGATAGTAAACAGTATGATGGCTTTGTTATGAGTACCAAAGATTCTCGTAATAGTTCTGATCGCACACAATTCTTGTTGTGTGTTGAGGCCATGCAACAGAACTATACTGATTGGATTGGAGAAGTGAATCGCACATTAGCTCATGAAGCTCTTCATGTAGCACAACTATGTAAATCTAAAGATGGTTTATTTTATCCTCTTGGATTTAGGAATGATGTAGAAAAAGAAGCTTTTGCGGTTCAAGAACAACCGAGAGAAGTTCTTCGTATTCTCAAAAAGTATTGTCTTTGACCATTGACAAATACGGACAAAACCCTTACACTATAAAAGTAATTCACAACTTACAATGACACAAAAATTTCTTTACATCGTTGATCATTATGTTCCCTTTCCCTCTAGTGAGTATGGTGGGCTTTGGAATGTAGTTGCTACCGACGATGATGAATGTTTTGAGATGATTGTTGCTGAAGATGATGGCAATTTCAATCAGCCATATTACAATAAACTTCGAGAAAACATTCTTAATTCCCGTACTTTTGCTCTTGCAGAAGATGGTCTAGATTCTTGCGTTGTAGAAAGTTTTACGACATGATAAACTTTACTGAGCACGAATGTGGCATCATCAATGATGCAGTAAGATTTTATCAAATGAACAAAAGTACAACAGGAAGTAAATTGTACTGGGATTGTGATTCTATTCTAAGAAAAGTTTTTCCATACAAAAAACTTGATGGTATAGAACCAGGATACAGATCAGATACATAATTGTTGTTAGTTTTTGAGTTTCTATGTTAGATCCTAGATTCCAAGATCCGGAAAGACAAAAAAGATTAAGACAACAAAAAAGTGATGCTCTTAAGGTCATTATGAGTGAGATGTTGGATAATCCATCCTCAAAGGAAAATCAACAATTAAAAGATGTAATAGAGTTTCTGGATAAAGTAGAATAGTATGTGACGCTTTGAGAACTGTCACAGGGGCTCTTTACAGAGCCCCTTTTTGCATGTATTGTGGCTACATGAAGAACACTCACCTCGAACATCCCGAAGATTCTGTACTTCTCGGTAAGAAGGCTGTGCAGGATACTATCAACTATCTGCGTAACTGCAAAGGTGATTGTAGTGTGAAGTATGATGGTGCTCCTGCCATTGTGTTTGGGACGCATCCTGTCACTAATCAATTCTTTGTAGGGACGAAAAGTGTATTCAATAAGAAGAAAGTTAAGGTTAATTATACTCACGCTGACATCGAAAAGAATCACGGTAACAATTCCAAAGTTGCGGGAATACTTCACACTTGCCTTGAAGTATTGCCTAAGTTGGAGGGTGTTTACCAAGGTGATTTTATTGGGTTTGGTGGTACTAACCGATTCACCCCTAATACTATCACTTATACCTTCAATACCGATAGCGATTCTTTTCGTAATTGTTCTGTGGTCTTTGCTGCTCATACACGGTATTCTGGAGATACGTCATGCGTTGAAGGTTCGGAGAACCCGCTCAACAAACTGAGTGCATCTTTTGATATTCCTGAGTATCTAAAACACAACTTTATGTCAACTTACTTTGTGAATGGTGATGCACAATTTACCTCCCGTCGTCGTAGGATTGATTACCTTCTTGGCCTTGCAAGTTTGGTTAGCAATTTTGTTAGATACCCTGAAGAAAAAGAAGTAGCAAACCTCAAAGTTGCGATCAATAAGTGCATCCGAGAGAATGTTCCTGTTGATTGTATTGACGGCAATCTTCTCCTGTTGTTCAACCTGTTGACCAAAGCCAAGGATTTGATTGTAGAAGGAATCACCGTCACTGGTGATCAAGTTGATGCAGTGATTGATCTCGGTGTGGATTATGTTGCGTCTGGCCATGAAGGTTATGTTCACTCTAATGATTATGGGACTTTCAAGTTAGTCAACCGTCGTATGTTCTCTTACTTTAACTTCACCAAACCAAAAGGTTGGTAGGGACAGTTGCCTGGCTGTCCACCAGAGGCGCCAGGATCGTTCCTGGCATCGTATCTTAGCTATGTTGAGAGGTTCACCCATGACTCGTCTTGAAATCCAACAGGCACTGTATGAGACCCGCAACAACTATCTCAAAGCAAAAGCTTCGGTAGAGTTCTATCGTAAGGAGATCATTTTCCTCAAGGAATGTGAAGCAAACCTGGGCAAACCTGAAGGTTGGTTGTATCAAGAAATGTTCGGAACTGAAGTATGAAGGTTGAACTCACCGATTATCAAATCAATCTGATCATGTATTGTCTTGAACAACAGGCCTATGAGTTCACTCCAGAAGAAAAAGATGACTACACTGGTATCCTAAGGGCTATTGAGTCCGCTGCTAACTTTGAGTACGATTTTGGTTATTAAAGATGACTAACTTTATGACTTGGGATGAGTTGAAAAAGCAGATGACGATTGAAGCTGTTGAATACTACATCTATCAGATGAAGGAAAAGAACTGCAATCAAGCTGCGATTGATGTTTACACAAAGTTTTTGGAGGAACTTGAATCAGAATGACCTACACAATCACCAAAGAAATCAAAATCCATCACGATGAATATGGTTGGTCTTTTGAGTTCTCACCTGATGAGTATGGAACTGTGAGTGTGCGTGATGGTAATGGTCCAGAATACCAAACTATTCACATTCCCAAAGATTGCATCCAACACTTCATTGATGTTCTAGAACAATTCAAAT